CGCAGCAACAAGGCGATTTAGTCGCTTTGCCGTGGACAGCGGATATATTCCCATCGCTCCACATCTTTTGTTTCCCCAATTCTTAGATGATGGTAACCCTGATGAGCGGCAACTCGGACTGCTATTTGGAAATGTGCTGATGAGCAAGTGTGCTGAGGTGTGGGTATTTGGCGAGCATATCTCAAACGGTATGGATGCAGAAATCAGGCGTGCCAAACGGAAGAACTATCCCATTCGTTATTTCACCACGGATTTTAAGGAGGTCAGCAGATGAGTAACAAAGTGAAAATTGCCGTCTGCAATCGCAAGACGGACAAGAAATATAAGAATCAAGAACAAGAATGGGACTATATCATCGACCGAAACCGCACTCCCATTCGCACTTCTGAAACTGCTGAAGAATATCCGAAACTACCGAAAAAGCAGCGTGATGCTCTTAAGGATAATGGTGGTTTTGTAGGCGGTCATCTAAAAGGCGGTATCCGAAAGAATGGCAACGTCATCAGCCGTGGTATTGGGATGCTTGATGCTGACCGCATTGATATTGGTACAGATTTCATTGATGCCGTAAAAACGGCTTTGCCAAACACGGAATATTTCATCTATTCCACACACAGTCACACTCCGCAAAATCCAAGATACCGCATTGTTATCCTCTTTTCTCGTGAGGTTAGTGAAGATGAATATCCTGCCTTAATGCGTATGATGGCAAAGCAAATCAACATGGACTATTTTGACGATTCTACCTATCAAGCCAACCGCATGATGTTCTGGGCATCTTGTCCTTCTAATGGAGACTTCATTTTTGAGGAAGAACACGGTGAACCCCTTGACCCTGATGAATACCTCTCCATGTATGACGATTGGCACGATGTCACGCAGTGGCCGACATCCTCTCGCCAGTCGGAAGTTATCAGCCGCAGTATCAAGGAACAGGCAGACCCTGCTTCAAAGGACAGTATGGTTGGTGCGTTTTGCCGTACTTACACGATAACAGCAGCGATTGATGCCTTTTTGTCTGATGTGTATGCACCATCCTCAGGAACAGGCAGATACGACTATATCCCTGCTGATTCAGCTGCAGGTGTTGTAATTTACGATAATAAATTCGCATACAGCCATCATACTTCCGATCCCGCTTGCGAAAGACTACTAAATGCGTTTGACCTTGTTCGTATTCACAAATTCTATGATGAGGACGAAAAGAAATCCTTCAATGCGATGTGTGATTTTGCAAGCAGCGATGATAAAATTCGACTTCAGCTTGCAGAAGAACGTATGACAAGTGCATCTGAAGATTTCGCAGATGGCGAATGGCAAAAGGCACTGGACCTTGATAAGCAAGGTAAACTCAAGGATACCCTTGATAACCTCGTGCTGATCCTCCGACATGATGATAAATTGCAAAACATCGCATTTAATTGTCACCGTGACGGAATTGACACAAAAGCAGAACTTCCCTGGGAGCAGATAAAAGGTGGTTGGAATGATTCGGACAATGCTTCATTGAAAGTCTATTTGTCTAACCGCTATGGAGTTTACTCTCCCACGAAAACGAAAGATGCTGTGCTTGCTGTTGCTGCGGAACGTGCCTATCATCCCATCAAAGAGTATCTGGAAAGCTTACCTCCGTGGGATGGTACCCACCGTGTAGAAAACCTGCTGGTTGATTATTTCGGTGCTGAAAGCAACAGCTACACAAAAGCAATCATCCGTAAAACGATGGTGGCTGCCGTGGCTCGTATTTATTATCCCGGCACAAAGTTTGACAGCGTACTTATTCTAAATGGACCACAAGGCATCGGCAAGTCTACTTTCTTTGCAAAGCTTGCAGGCGACTGGTTTTCTGATAGCTTAACGCTTACTGATATGCGAGATAAGTCAGGTCCTGAGAAGCTGCAAGGCTATTGGATTTTGGAACTTGGTGAACTTGCAGGTATGAAGAAAGCGGATGTAGAAACAGTGAAGTCCTTTATTTCCCGTGTGGATGATAAATATCGTGCAAGTTATGGTGTCAATGTCGAAAACCATCCAAGGCAGTGTGTGGTAGTTGGCTCTACCAATGCCGAGAATGGCTTTTTACGTGATATTACTGGTAACCGCCGCTTTTGGCCAGTTCGTGTGAGCGGTCATTCCACAAAGAAGGCATGGCAGATAACGCAGTCCGATGTCCAGCAGATTTGGGCAGAAACTCTTGTGCTATATAAGAAGGGCGAAAAGCTGTACCTTGAGGGCGAAGACGCAAAATATGCTGTGTCCGAACAAGCCGATGCAATGGAAACAGATGAGCGTGAGGGATTGGTGCGTGAATATCTCGACATCTTACTGCCCGATAACTGGAGCGGCATGGACTTATACGAACGCAGAAGCTTCTTAAACGGCAGTTCTCTGTCTGATATCGGTAGAAAGGGTACCGTCATTCGTACCATCGTTTGCAATATGGAAATCTGGTGTGAATGTTTCGGAAAAGACTCATCTTCCATGAAAAAGTCCGACTCCTATGAAATTGGTGCAATCATGCAAAAGATTGAGTCGTGGCACAAGGCAGACAGACACCAATTTCCGATTTACGGTCGCCAAAGGGCATATATGCGGCACAAGCAGGACAGACATTGATGGTGTCCGCTAGGCTGACCAGTCTGCCAAAACCTCATATATCCTGTGTTTCATAAAGGTATTCGGACAAGTGGACAAGATTTCTGTTTAGGGATTAAAAAAGAAGAAAAAAGGAATTTTGAACCTGCGTATATGTGTGTATGCGCATATATAGAAATTCTTGACCAAACTGTCCACCTGTCCAGATTGGAGGTAAAGATGCTTGAGAAAGCAATAGAACAAAAACTCGTGAAAACGGTTAAAAATGTAGGCGGCATCGCTCTCAAATTTGTAAGTCCAAGTTTTGATGGGATGCCCGACCGCTTGCTATTACTACCTAAAGGCAAAATCGCCTTTGTAGAAGTAAAAGCACCAAATAAAACACCACGTCCATTGCAGCTTGCAAGGCATGAGATGTTAAGGCGACTCGGCTTTAAAGTCTATGTACTGGATAACGCGAAACAGATTGGAGGGATTCTTGATGATATATGAACCACATGAATATCAAAAGTATGCAACTGAATATATCGAAAACCATCCAATTTGTGCTGTCCTGCTCGATATGGGTCTTGGCAAAACGGCAATTACACTGACTGCCATTATAGACTTGCTGTTTGACAGCTTTGAAGTAAGTCGGATTCTTGTAATCGCACCGCTACGTGTGGCTAGAGATACCTGGACTGCCGAAATCGAAAAGTGGGAACACCTGAAACTGCTCTCCTACTCAGTAGCCGTTGGTACGGAAACCGAACGCATCACCGCTCTTAATAAAAAAGCTGATGTCTACATAATCAACCGTGAAAATGTACAATGGCTGATTGAAAGCAGCGGCATCGCATTTAACTTTGACATGGTGATCATTGATGAGTTGTCCTCATTCAAGAATCACAGCACAAAACGATTTAAGGCTTTGATGAAAATGCGGCCTTTCGTAAATCGCATTGTTGGCTTAACTGGCACTCCTACAAGCAACGGTTTAATGGATTTATGGGCTCAGTTTCGATTGCTTGATATGGGAAAGCGGCTTGGCAAGTTCATCTCCCACTATCGAAATAATTACTTTACACCAGATAAGCGAAATGGGCAGATTGTGTTTAGTTACAAGCCACTACCTGGTGCTGAAGATGTCATCTACAATCAAATTTCAGATATTAGCATTTCTATGAAATCGACAGACTATCTGAAAATGCCAGAACTAATCAGCAGTGAATACAAAGTTCAGTTATTACCAAAGGAACAGAAATCCTATGATAATTTAAAGTCTGAATTGGTGCTAAATCTTCCCGACGGCGAAATCACCGCCGCCAATGCCGCCGCTCTTTCAGGCAAGCTATCACAAATGGCAAACGGAGCGATATATTCCGACAATGAGGACTTTATCGAAACCCACAACCGCAAATTAGATGCGTTAGAGGACATCATCGAATCAGCAAACGGCAAACCGCTCCTTGTGGCATATTGGTTTAAGCATGACCTTGCAAGAATCGAAAAGCGGCTTCACGAAGGGCATATTCCTTTTGCAAAGCTTGATTCTTCCGATAGTATCCGCAGATGGAACAATGGTGAACTTCTCATTGCCCTCATTCATCCTGCATCGGCAGGACACGGACTCAATCTGCAAAGCGGCGGTTCTACCATCGTGTGGTTTGGCTTGACGTGGAGTCTGGAACTATATCAGCAAACCAATGCAAGGCTATGGCGACAAGGGCAAACTTCAAGCACTGTGGTCGTTCAGCATATCTTAACCGCAGGTACGATTGATGAGCAGATTATGAAAGCACTTTCCCATAAGGAGCATACACAATCGGCACTGATAGATGCCGTAAAAGCAGAGATTGGAGGTGGTCAGTGATGACAGCAAAAGAATACTTGGGGCAGGCACGGTTCTTGGATATGCGTATCAACTCGAAAATTCAACAGGTAATGTCTTTAAATGAACTGGCGACAAAATGCACCTCCACCATTTCCGATATGCCGAAGAACCCTAACCGCGGCGGTTCTCGCATGGAAGATGCGATTGTTAAAATCATTGATTTGGAAGAAGAAATCAACCGTGACATTGACAAACTGGTTGACCTAAAGCGTGACATCATGACCGCCATAAAGGCTGTGCCAAACACGGAGTATCAGACCATCTTGGAGAAACGCTACCTTTGCTTTATCACTTGGGAGCAGATAGCTGTGGATTTGAATTACAGTATGCAGCACACGTTCCGAATGCATGATAAGGCTTTGAAAGAAATTGATGCCATTTTGCAATGTGGAGAGTAAAGTTGATAGAATGAGAGTAATCTCTTATGATATTATTAGAATGGCAAAAGAGAATACACATTGAGCCTTGCGAGAGAAATCTTGCAGGGCTTTTTTGATGTCAGAATTGAGGTGAAACGATGCCAAGAAGTCCAAAGAAACCCTGTTCTCATCCGAACTGCCCCAACCTAACTGACGGCAGGTATTGTAAAGAACATGAAACACTGGAGCGTAAACGCTACAACAAATATGAACGCAGTCCAGATACCAACCGCAAGTACGGCAGAGCGTGGAAACGCATTCGTGACCGCTACATTGCCATGCACCCATTGTGTGAATGCTGTCAAGAGAACGGCAAGCTTACCCCTGCTGAGGAAGTCCACCATAAGCTACCTGTGTCACAAGGCGGACAACACAATAAAGAAAATCTGATGTCGCTTTGTCGCTCTTGCCACAACAAGACTCATCTTGAGATTGGTGACAGGCAAATTAGACGGTAGGGGTATCTCAATCTCTACCACTATTATAGCGGGCAGCGGCCTGGGGTCACGTGTGCAAAATTCAGAAATCAAACGGGGTATTGAACCCATCAAGAAGAAGTGAGGTGTAAGTTTGGCAAAAGACGGTACAAACAGAGGCGGTCTGCGTGTTGGTGCAGGGCGAAAAAGCAAAGCACTGACTGAAAAAATTGCTGATGGTAAAACAAACAGTGCAATGATTCTGCCTGAACCTGCTGAGATTGTAGGTGCAGATGTTCCACCAATCAAAGAATATCTAAAGTCTGCTCAGAAAAGCGGCAAAGACCTATGTGCAGAGGAAGTCTACCGCGATACTTGGGAATGGCTTAAGGCTCGTGGCTGTGAAATGTTAGTAAACAACCAGCTCATCGAGCAATATGCCATGTCAGTTTCTCGTTGGATTCAATGCGAAGAATGTATTTCTGAATACGGTTTTCTTGCCAAGCATCCGACCACCGGAAATGCTATCGCATCACCTTATGTTGCAATGAGCAGAGATTACATGAAGCAAGTCAATCAAGTCTGGTATCAGATTTACCAAATCGTAAAAGAAAACTGTGCCGTGGAATACGGCGGCAGAAATCCTCAAGATGATGTTATGGAGCGGTTACTATCTGCTCGGAAAGGAAATTGATATGATGAAGTATTTAACTGCTGAAAGTGTTTGCAAAGGGCATCCCGATAAGCTGTGCGATTTGATTGCCGACAACATTTTAGATGCTTGCCTTAGAAAAGATAAATCTTCCCGTGTTGCCTGTGAGGTCATGGCAACGAAAGGCAAAATCATAGTTGCAGGCGAAATCACCTGTGCAAAGAAAGTAAATATCCGATGGATTGTCCGTAATGTTTTAGAGGAAGTCGGCTACAATCCGAACAAATTTATTACTTTCGTGTATGTTCATCAGCAAAGCGGTGATATCGCAGGCGGTGTGGATAGAGCCCTAGAATCTCGTGATGGCGATACCTCGTGGTATTCCACGCTCGGTGCAGGTGACCAAGGCACTGTTTATGGTTATGCCACAAACGAAACCACTGAAAAATTGCCTTTACCCCTTGTTTATGCTCATAACATCTGCCGAAAACTCGACAGCATTATGAAAAACGGTATCGTCAAAGATATTGGACCCGATGGCAAGGCTCAAGTGACAGTCGAATATGAAAACGGCAAGCCAAAGCGAATCAAAACGATTGTTGTATCTGTCCAGCATGGCAGGGGTGAGGATTTAGATTTGCTCCGTAGCGAGATTATCTCCAATGTGCTGTGGCCTGTATTTGAGAATTTCCCGTTTGATGATGAAACCGAAATTTTCATCAATCCAAGCGGTCGATTTGTCGTGGGTGGTCCTGCCGCTGACTCTGGTTTGACTGGCAGAAAAATTATGGTTGATACATACGGCGGTCTTGCGGCTCACGGCGGCGGTGCTTTTTCTGGCAAAGACCCGACTAAGGTTGACCGCAGCGGTGCATATATGGCAAGAGCCATCGCAAAGAACATCGTGTGGTGTGATTTAGCAAAAAGATGCCAAGTCGCTATCTCTTATGCCATCGGTAAGGCTGACCCCGTATCGGTTGAGATTGATACTTTTGGCACTGGCAAGGTATCGGAGGAAATCCTCTGCAAAGCTGTGCTTGATGTGTTCAATCTTCGTCCTGCGGCAATTATAGAAACGCTTGATTTACGTTCTCCTATTTACGCAGATACTGCAACTTACGGGCATTTCAGCAGTACACTCGCTCGTTGGGAATGGTTTGATAAATGCAAAGAACTTCGAGAGGCGGTGCAAAAGTATGCAGATTGAGAAAAAGAATACGTTAGACTTACTTCCTGCTGAATATAACCCTCGAAAAGATTTGAAACCCAGCGATGCTGAATATGAAAAGCTGAAACGCTCCATTGAGCAATTTGGCTATGTTGAGCCTGTTATCTGGAATAAAACCACAAGCCGGGTTGTCGGTGGGCATCAGCGTTTGAAAGTTCTCATTGATATAGGTATTGCTGAGGTTGAATGTGTAGTGGTTGAGATGGACGAGGATAAAGAAAAGGCGCTTAATGTCGCTCTCAATAAAATCAGCGGCGACTGGGATAAGAATAAACTTGCTCTGCTCATCTCCGATTTGCAAGGTGCAGATTTTGATGTTTCACTGACAGGCTTTGACCCTGCGGAACTTGATGATTTATTCAAGGATTCCATTAAAGACGGCATTCACGATGATGATTTCGATGTGGAGGAAGAACTAAAAAATCCACCGATAACAAAACTCGGTGATGTGTGGACGCTCGGCAGGCACAGGCTTATTTGCGGTGATTCCACAACGCAAGATACATTTGATGTATTGATGAACGGTAACAAAGCAAACCTTGTCATCACCGACCCTCCTTATAATGTAAACTATGAAGGCTCGGCTGGCAAAATCAAAAACGACAACATGGAAAATAATACGTTCTATCAATTTCTGCTTGATGCCTTTTTGAATATCGAGTCAGTTATGGCAGATGATGCAAGCATTTATGTGTTCCACGCTGATACTGAGGGGTTGAATTTTAGAAAAGCTTTTACTGATGCAGGATTTTATCTGTCTGGCACTTGCATTTGGAAAAAGCAAAGTCTTGTGCTTGGCAGAAGTCCATACCAATGGCAGCACGAACCTGTTCTCTACGGTTGGAAAAAGAAAGGCAAGCATCAATGGTACACGGGCAGAAAAGAAACTACTGTCTGGGAATTTGATAAGCCAAAGAAGAACGGCGTTCATCCTACGATGAAGCCTATTCCACTCCTTGCCTATCCGATTATGAATTCAAGTATGACGGGTACCATTGTGCTTGACCCCTTTGGTGGCAGTGGTTCAACACTCATTGCCTGTGAACAGTCCGACCGCTCATGCTATACGATTGAACTCGATGAGAAGTTCTGCGATGTTATCGTCAAACGCTATATTGAGCAAGTGGGAACTTCCGAGAAAATCTCGGTGGTTCATGACGGTTTTACTTATCAGTATGATGAATTGGAGATAAGCGATGAATGATAGTTTAACCTTGGGCAGTCTATTTGACGGCTCGGGCGGTTTTCCTTTAGGCGGCTTAATTTCTGGTGTAATCCCTGTGTGGTCATCAGAAGTTGAGCCGTTTCCTATTAGGGTTACCACCAAGCGAATGCCCGACATAAAACACTATGGCGATATTTCTACCATGAACGGTGCAGAAATTGAGCCTGTTGATATTATTACTTTCGGCTCGCCTTGTCAGGAT